CTTGGCCAGCGCGGCACCGATCAGACCGGACACTGCAGCGGAGAACGGATTGATCATCCCCTGCTGGTCCCGTCGTTCCTGTGCGCGCTCGCTGAAGAACTGCTGAGCGTTGTTTACCTCGTTGCTGCCGTACGGCTGCTGCTCCTGGTTAGGCACTGTCTCCTCCCCTCTCCTGTCGGTTACCTACATGGTCCCACAGGAAAGGGTCGCCTGCTAGGTACGGTCTGCGTACTCGGCGAACTGCGGATCGTTGACCAATTCGTCCGGCTTCACCATTGTGCCCTCGATGGAAACAATGACGTCTCGCGTCCGGATCTGGCCGAGGACGTGAATCTGGGTCACCCGGAAGACTCGGCGGTCGTAGATGAGTCGGTCCCTCAGGTACGACTCGTGCTCGATGTCCTGGAGAGTCAGGCCGGTCCGCATCACCTGGTCGAACGACGCGGTGACGTAGATGTTGTCGTTGAAGTAGAAGCCGGAGTCGGTCGTCTGGTGCTCGCCCTCGTCGTGGGTGACGTGCAGCGCCGGAAGGTTGACAGCCGGACGGTACTTCTTCCCGACCCCCCAGCCCTCGTCGTAGACGTCGTCCATCTCCGAGGACGCCCGATCGATCCGGAAGTACTCCACCGAGTCCCCGACCTGAGCGTTCTGGTGTCCGCGCAGGGCGTGGTTGATCTCGTTGGTCTCGAAGTCGGAGTCGAACCGACCTCGCTTCCAGTCAAGCCGGGACACGATTCATCGCACCCCGTGAACCGAGTACGGGCTGGCTGCCGCACCGATGACCTTGATCACGAGGCCTTCCGGTGCGACCGAGACCCGCTGTCCGGGAGCGACGACGATCGTGTTGTCGCCAGCAACGGTCGGAGTGGATCCGTCGGCGGTGAAGTAGATGACGTTCGCTGCGGTCGCGTCTCGATTGACGACCTCCACGAACGAGTACTCCTTCGTCAGCGTGACGGTGTCAACGGTGGCAGCGCCCAGCGTCGAGTGCTTGGAACGGGAGACAGAGAAGTTAGCCATGGATCAGGCCTCTCAGTAGTAGGAGTTGCCAGCAGGGCTCGGCGGGCCGTCCCAGTCGGCTTCCCTCGTGTCGATCTCCGGAGTGATCCGGACCGGCATGCTGTTGTCGTCGTACTCACGCTCGACAAAGATCGGCACAAGGCGGTTGGTCGTCCGGCTGACCCGACGCAGGTTGGAGACCTCGATGCGGAACAGGCCGACGTTCAACTGCGCGCAGAGCGTCTGGTACTTCTCCGTCAGCAAGGCGATCTGCGTCTGCAACTGAGCAAACCGCTGCCCACGCGAGACGTGGGTGCCCTCCGACGTCGTGACGTCGATGTCCGTGGACGCGTCCGTGGCCAGCGCCCAGAGTGCCTCGATCGTGGCCAGGATCGCCACCAGGGGCTCTTCGACCTCCGGCAGGTTGTCCAGTACCACCTGACTGCGCTCGTACCGGATGAAGCCTTCAGGGCTGCGGTAGCGGGTCGTCTCGAAGCGCTCGTTCGTGTGCTGCAGGACAGCGTCGTGAACGTACTCGGCGATCTCGTCGTCGGTGAACATGCCGAAAGCCACACCCTCGGCCGTTAGGAGCCAGTCCTTGGTCAAGGGTGTGGTCAGCGTGACGACACCGTTCTCGGCATCGAGAGTGAAGTCGGTGGTCAGTACGAGGTTGGTGTTTGCGAGTGAGACCGGGTCGGTCTTGAAGACCTTGAGCCCGGTCGTTGACACTCGCTGGGAAGGCAGGTCGTACTGATCCTGCATCCCGGTACCACGGTAGGTCTGGCGGAAAGGCTCCTCCAGGTCACCGAGTTCCTTACGCACCCGACGGATGATCTCAGCCTCGGTGGCCATGGACCTCTCCTTACTCGACTACCAGCCCTGACACAGGGACAAGGATCGGCTTGCTGGCGAGAGCAGCCACCGGCTCGGCGAGTTCCCAGACGTACAGGATGTCTCCCACTGCAGCGGTGTTCGCCGTCGGCACGGTGGCTCCCGGCGTACCGGCCGAACCGGTGTCGGTGTACGTCGTGACTGTGCCGAGAGTGGTCACCAGGCGGTCCTGCGCACCGGTCGCGGTTCCCCGGTAGACCTTGTAGCCGGTCGCACCCGAGATCGCACCCCAGTTCAGTACCTGCTGCTGGTTGAGAGTCAGGGTCGCGCTCACTTCGTTCGAGCCGATCGTCTCGCCCCGAGCGTTGATCGCGGTGATCTTCCAGTAGTAGGTGCCTGCAGCAAACGTTCCACCGGCTGATGCCGAGCCGAGCGTGAGTGCCGGTACCGAGATCACGTTGCCGGTAGACGATTCCGTCAGGAACGCGTACGCGGCAGCCGGGTTCATGTCGGCCGTGACCGGACCGAACTGCAGTGCCGAGGTGTTGTCCACGAAGATCGGCGCGACGGAGGTCGCCGGATCCCAGGTGACCGCAACGCGTGCGTACCCAGGGGTCGTGACCTCCGTGATGTTGCCGAGCGTCGGCTCATCCTGTAGCGGCAGTTCGACGGCAAGGCCGAGGTAGGTCGTGCGTGGAGCAGCCCACGGAAGGACCTTCCCGACAAGAGCGTCGAGAAGGGCCTTCTTCGCGGGGGAAGTCATGAAGCCAGCCATGGGTTTCCTTCGGTCCTAGATGTTGGTCTGAGCCGGGCTCAGTGCCAGATCAGGCCCTTCTCCTCCAGGTGGTCCCGGATGTGCCGGGGGGCGCGGTAGACGCGGCCCTCCTGGAACGAGTAGTCGTTGCCGTGGCCGATGGTGGCGTCGAAGGTGTCGTTCACGCGGAACTCCACGATCTCCTCCAGAACGTCCACGTCCTGGGCGACCGCGACCTCGCCGACAACCTCTTCCTTGACCTCTGGCTTGTTCGGCTCCAGGTCGACCGGCTCGGCCTCCGCCTCGGCGGCTGCTGCGGTCGCGAGCGCGATCTGTCCGGCGCGGGCCTCCTGCTCGGCCGCGTGCTCCGCAGCCAGTTGGGCCTTCTGCCGACCGGTCAGGTCTCCTGCACGTACCTGCTGACGTCCTGCCATTGCTGTTTCTCCTTGTGGATGACTCTGGTTTGTTGTTCGAAGCAACGAAAGGGGCCGGATCCAGGAAGACCCGACCCCGTTCGCTCGGTCAGTTGGTCTCGGAGATGACCACGGCCTCGGAGGTGATCAGGCCCAGACCCCAGATCGCGTACCACGCGAGGGCGTGCTCACGACCGAAGTCGAGGATTCCGCCGTCACGCAGTTCGACGGGAAGGCTGATCGCGTGGCCGAAGGCGTTGTCGCCGATGGTGATGGCCTGGTACACGTCCGGGCCGGTCTGCACGCGGTTGACCTGAGTGGTCTCGATGAAGACGGTGTCGTTCAGGCGGCCGATCTCACCGAGCATGAAGTTGCCGGGTGCGGCGTACTTCGTCACCTCAATGAACTCGGGGTCGTCACGCAACTTGCGCGACTGGTGCGGATGAACGAAGGACACGTAGGTCTCGCCCAGGCGCGGAACGTTCTTGGTCGCGAGGGTCTCGACCTGGTCCTTGACGAGTGCTGCGGTGTAGTGGAACCCACCGGTCAGCGCGGCGCGGTTGGCGGCCTTCGAGCCCTGGTCGTACGGGCTGATCTTGGTGATCGTGCCGGGGTTCGACAACTTGTCGTAGCCGTACAGCACGGACGGAGCCTGCAGCAGGGTGTCCCGCGCGCTCTTGTCGAGGTACTGCGCCATGTTGCGGCCCAGGAGCCGGGAGGCGGACGCCATCACGTCATCGAACGATGCGTTGAGCAACAGTTCGGAGACGGCCACGGCGTAGCCCTGCTCGGCGACGGTGATGCTGAACTGCGAGGCGGTCAGGGCGTTGGTCTCCATGCGGACACCTTCAACCAACTGGGACGCCTCACCCAGGTTGTTGTAGCGCATGAAGTTGATCGTGAGACCTGGCTGTACGCCGAGTTCGGTCTTCTTCACGGCGAACTGCTCGAAGCGCAGGATCGGCATCGACTGGAACAAGATTTCCTTGCTCCAGATCGTCTGGATGGCCTGGCTCAACTGCGAGTTCGCACCTGAGTAAGCGGTCGGCGACCCGGAAAGAGCCGTCGTACCGGTGATCGCGTTTGCCATGTTGGTTGGCTTCCTTTTCCTCTACGGACCGTGTTCGTTTGGGCCTCGGCTACTTAGCCGTACAGACCCCGCTGGTTGTTCGCCTGGGCGATGCCGCCGAGTGCCTTCGCCCGGAACTCCGCGTACTCCTGCATCGACATGTTCTTGATGTCTTCTGCCGAGTACTGCCGCTGGCCGCCCTGGATCTCCATGGGGCCGGTCGGTGCGTAGCCGGTGGGCGATACACCCCGACGCTGCGTCTGCTGCTGCGCCTGGATGGCCTCTGCTGCTGCCAGTGCGATTTCGTTGCTCTTCGCCTTGACCCGCTCGATGCTCGCGTCGATCTCGGCTGTCGAGTTGCCGGTGACGAACTCCAGCAACTGCGGAGCGATGTTGTCGGCCTCCTCGGTCACACGCCGCTGCGTGTACGCCTGCAGGTTGGCCAACTCCTTGTCCTTCTCCAGAAGCGCCCGCTCCTGCTCGCGCTCCTGCTGCATCTGCTGGAACTTCTGCTCCCAGGTCTGCGTGGCGTCGGCAAGCCGGGAGTTGAACTCCTGCTCGCGCTGGGCCAGTAGGTCCTTGGCGCTCAGTTCCTCTTCCGCCTTGCGACGAGCCTCCTCCTCGGCCTGCTGGCGAGCGGCTGCCTCGGCAGCCTCACGGTCCT